CCAATCAAAAAGCAACGTCAATCATCTACTACGCCAATGACAGCGACGGAGAGACAGTGTTCTTTAATGAGTTTTACAGTGCTGAGACTCAGAAGTTGACTGTGGCTCAAAGGGTCATGCCCAAAAGAAACAGAATTGCCGTCTTCGATAGTGAACGCTATCACGCCTCGAGCAACCCTATTGCCAATGGTGCGCGGACAGTCATTAACTTTGTGGTGTACTGAAGTGTGGACCCAATCACACTCCTTGCTATGGCTACTTCAGCCATGTCAGCCATTAAAAAAGGCTGTGCCTTGTATCGGGAGTTCAAGTCTACGGGGAATGAAGTCCACAATGTTATACAAGACATTGGTAAAAGCCTTGGTGGGTTTTTTAAAGCACAGGAACAACTCAAACAAGTTGTCGAGACAGAAAAACGTAAATCAGCAAAGGTTCACAGCCCTGATGCAAACCTTAATCAACAAGCGTTAGATAGGGTACTTGCCGAGGGGCGCATGTATCAGATGGAGGTGGAGTTAAGAGAACTCTTAATTTATCAAAGCCCTCCAGAACTTGGCGATTTGTACACCCGCTTCAATAAGATGAGGCAGACGATTCAGCAAGAGCAAGAGCAGGCAAGACGAGAACAAGACCGAAAGGAACGCACAGCACAGGCTAAACGGCAAAAGATGATTGACACAATCCAAGAGGACATCATTTATGTATTTGTTGTATTGTTTGTCTGTTTGGTCATGGGGTTTATGTTTTGGCTAATAGTGATGGAGAGGAAAGCTCGATGGGGTTTTTGATTGGGCTAATCCTATGTGCTGTTATTTTCTGTGGGATGCTCCCGTTGCTGGGCATGATGTACTACGACATTTTGGAAGTAAGAAAACAAGTTCAAATGGAGACTAAAAAACTCCAAGAGTTACGCCGCAAGGTAGAAAAGGAAAAAAATGCTGACACTACTATCGACCCTAATTAGTTTCCTCATGGGCGGTTTGCCCAAGTTGCTTGACTTCTTTCAAGACCGCAATGACAAGAAGCATGAACTTGCCTTGGCTCAGATGCAAACCGAGCGTGAACTGGCTTTGCGTAAAGCAGGTTTTGAAGCGCAGGAACGGGTGGAAAATATCCACACCGAGCAGCTTGAGATTGAGACTAAAGCACGGACTCAGATGTCAATCATTGACGCACAAAAAGCTGAGATGCAGGCGCTCTACGCCCACGACACAAGTTTAAACGAGGGTACATCCACATGGATGAAGAACCTCAGAGCAGGTGTTAGACCCATTATTACTTTTGGTTTCTTTTTTCTCTTAGTGGGTATTGATGTAGCGCTTGCTTATCAAGGCATTACAACCAACGTGCCTTTTACTGAGTTGGCAGACCAACTGTGGGATGACAATACACAGGCGCTGTTTGCTTCAATCATAGCGTTCCACTTTGGCGGTCGGGCATTCGGTAAATGAACGTCTCAGGTAAAGCCATCAAAATGGTGATGCATCACGAAGGGGTGCGTCAGAAACCTTACCGCTGTCCAGCATTGCTTTGGACTGTTGGTGTGGGCCACGTTTTGTATCCGGCGCAAGGTAAGTTAAAGATAGAAGACAGGATGGGGATTGAACTCCTAGCCGAAGACAACCGTACTTTTACAATGGAGGAAGTCAATGGGATTCTCAGAACTGACCTTACTCGGTTTCAATCTGGAGTTGAAAAACTTTGCCCTGTTAGTCTCACTCAAGGTCAATTTGATGCTCTTGTGTCTTTTAGTTTTAATGTGGGACTCGGTACGCTTCAGCGTTCTACGCTTCGTCAAAAACTCCTACGAGGCGATAAAGAACAAGCTGCTGAAGAACTCTTGAAGTATTGCATGGCAGGGGGTAAAATTCTCAAAGGGTTGCAGAACCGCCGTATTGACGAGCGAGCTTTGTTTTTAGGATAAAAGATGCCATTACAGAAAATACAATTACGTCCCGGCACAAATCGTGAAAACACTAACTATGCAAACGAAGGTGGCTGGTACGTCACAAATAAAGTACGGTTTCGTTCTGGCCAACCCGAAAAGATTGGCGGATGGACAAAAGACACAGGTACTGTTGCAGCAACCCTAGCGCCTTCAACTGGAACGATTTGGGGAGTCGTGCGCTCTATGTGGAATTGGTTGAACCTTGCGGCATACAACCTTTTAGGTTTAGGCACAAATTTAAAATACTACATACAAAGTAACACCAATAGTACGTTTAACGATATAACGCCTATTAGAAAAACAACTTCAGCCTTGGCTGGCTTTACAACGTCTTACCCGACTAATGCCTCTAGGGTTCAAGTAACGGACCCCGGACACGGGGCGCAGACGGGCGACTTTGTTACTGTTTCTGCAACCTCTGGAACAGTTAATGGTATTTCTGCAACCATTATGAATGCCGAGTATCAGATAACTTATATTAACTCCAATTCATATTACATAAGCCTTGCATCTGGCGCGGCTACATCTGCGGGAACATCAGCAGTTACAGCTACGTTTACTTATCAAATTAACACTGGCTCAGATATATTCACTTATGGCACAGGTTTTGGCGCTGGGGCTTGGGGTGGCACTATTGTTGGCGTTGCCACTACAGCACTTAATGGGGCTATTAATAACAGCACAACAACTATAACGGTCACATCAACCACTGGGTTTTCTACCACTTATTCGCCTTCGTTGCCAACAATATTAATTGATTCAGAAACCATTTCTTACACGGGAACAACGGCAACTACATTTACTGGCTGTACTCGTGGAGTAGGTTCTCCGGGTGCAGGTGCGGCAGCATCTCATTTAACCGGCGCAGCAGTTGTCCAATCGTCTACAGGCACGGCGTCTACTTCTTATGTTGGTTGGGGTCAGCCTGCGACAATTGGTATTGGTACACAGTTACGGCTTTGGAGCCAGTCTAATTTTGGTGAAAACCTTGTTATTAACCCTCGCGGCGGGGCTTTATATTACTGGGTGGTAAGCGCGTCCCCATCTACTTTTACTAGGGCGCAGCAATTAATTAGTACAAATACTAATACGCAAACTACAACAGGTACAAGTATTCCTTATGCTTTTTGGCAGACCGATATTTACTGCCCTACAGTTTCTAATTTTGTTCTTGTGTCTGATGCCTCTAGGTTTGTTATTGCTTTTGGCGTTAATGATTATGGCGCTACTCAACAAGACCCGTTGTTAGTTCGGTGGTCAGACCAAGAAAACATTTTACTTTGGTATCCAGCGGTCACCAATCAAGCGGGTAGTTACCGACTCAGCCGTGGGTCAACCATTATTACTGCCATTCAAACCCGCCAAGAGATATTGGTGCTAACGGACGCAGCTATTTATTCCATGCAGTATCTTGGCCCACCATACGTATGGGGCTTTCAAATCCTTGGTGACAACATTTCTATTGCAGGTCCTAAAGCAATAGCTACAGCCAACAACATTACATACTGGATGGGGCTGGATAAGTTTTACATGTACACAGGTCGTGTTGAAACGCTGCCATCTACGTTGCGTGAGTATGTTTATACCGATATTAACTTAACCCAATCTTTTCAATTTAATGCTGGCACAAACGAAGGTTACAACGAAGTTTGGTGGTCGTATTGTTCTTTGAGTGGACCAAGCGGAACTGGAACATCTGCCAATCCAAACACTGTAATAGACCGCTATGTTATTTTTAATTATTTAGATAACGTATGGTACTACGGGGACTGGATTAACTATACAGGCACTCAAGGCTGTGGGCGCACCGCTTGGTTAGATAGTTCTTTGCGCGCTTATCCTATGGCATGTGTATATGGTTCTGCTGGAGGAACGAGCAATGCTAATTTGGTTTACCATGAAAGTGGCGTAGATGATGGCGCGTATAGCTCCTCAGCGCCTGTGCCAATTGTAACAACTGTGCAGTCTTCTGACTTTGATATTGGGGATGGCAATAACTTTGGGTTTGTTTGGCGCTTAATACCTGACGTAACTTTTGATGGCTCAAGCATGACCAACCTTAGTACAGCTTACCCATCTTGTTACTTTACGGTTGTTCCAAGGGCTTTTCCGGGCGCGGCATATGGTTCGTCAAATAATCCAGCAGTAACAAGCACTCAAAGTTATTCAACCGCAAGGACGTACGCAATTCAACAATTTACACAACAAGTTTATGTTCGTATTCGTGGCAGACAAATGTCATTTCAGGTAAGTTCAGGAACAACAGGCTCAACAACAGACGGGCTTGGTGTGCAGTGGCAGTTAGGAGCGCCTCGTATAGATATTAGGCCTGACGGGCGTAGATAATGGCAACAACCAATCTAACGAATTTAAACCGTTATCGAGCGCCAATAGCGCCTCGACTGCCCTCGGCGCCTGCTGAATATAATCAACAATATATTGAACAACTAAACAGTATTTTGCGGCAGTACTTTAATCAGTTGGACGGTCTAAATACCACGCTTGTTGGGGATGATAGTACTTCAGTGTCGGGAGTTTCAAGTACAGGGGTTGTAAATACCATAGGTCCGGGGGGTAGGTTCATTCGTATGCCTTACGGGTCTTTTTCTAGAAACACACAGCAAACAGCGGCGGTTATAAACACAGCGTATGCAGTTGTGTTTGATACAACAGATTTATCCAACACCGTATCCCTTGTTAGCACAACGCAAATAACCGCCAAGTACGCAGGCATTTACAATTTTCAATTTAGTGTGCAATTAGAAAATACGGCTAACGCCTCGTCTGATGTAACTTTTTGGCTAAAGAAAAACGGAACAAATATAAGCGCTTCGGGTGGTTTATTTGGCATGTCTCCAAGAAAATCTGCAGGGGATTACTTCCATTTGATTGGCGGCTATAACGTGTTTGTCAGTTTAACAGCAGGACAATATATTGAACTTTATTGGTCAACAACAGATACGGCAAGCAGCATTCAAAACTATGCGGCCTCTGGCGTTTCCCCAAATAACATACCATCTTCCCCCGCTGTAATTGCAACAATGACATTTGTGTCTGCGCCCATAGCATGATAAACTCAATTAACCCCACTTCAGAGGCAAAAATGAACCTCGACGAAATACTTGCCAGCCCTAAGTATGCAATTAAAAAACCTGATTATGTTGAGTTTACCGAAGTAGACGACATATGGGTTCGCACTTACACGGTTGCAAAAGCCCAAAGTATTGTGGCACAGCATGTACATACGCATGACCACATAACGCTTATATCTAATGGTTCTGTTGAGGTTTGGCAAGATGGGGAATTATTGGGGCAGTTTGACGCTCCCGCAGTTATAAAAATTTCGGCTGGAAAAAGCCATGCTTTCAAAGCGCTTACAGACAACGTGCTTCTTTCTTGTTTACATAATTTACGCGGCACTGGATTAGCGTCGCCTGAAATAAAGGAGTCTTAACATGCCATTAATTTTTGAAGCCGTAGCCGCCGACGCTTTTGGTCCAGCAATGTTGGACGCGGGGATGTCTGCTGCAGGCATGGAGTTTGGCACTAATGCGCTGTTAAGCGAACTTGGCGCTGGGGGCATAAGCAGTTTAACGGGTATGGGTGCGGGTGCGCAAACCATGAGCGGCATCCCGTCTTTACTGGAACAAGTAAGTGCGGCTAATCTTCCAGCCGCTCAACAAATAACCGCCGCTCAACAAGCCGCACAAACCGCCAATCTTACGCAACAGATAGGACAGTTTGGACAGACGCAGCTACCTCAAGCGGTTAATGCAGTTACCCAACTACCCCAAGTTCCTATAGAAACTCTGACCCCCACATCGTATTCGCCTGATTCAATTCGGCAAATGCAAAACATAGACCAGTTCAGTAACATGCCAACGGCTTCTGAAATTCCAACGGCAAGAGGTGGGGTTAATATAAACAACCCTGTACCGTATAACCAAAGCGTGCCACGCCCCTTGACATCAACGGACGTGTACGAAAATGCGTTACAAAAGGCACAAACACAAGTACCAGAACAAACAATACCACGTTATGCCGAAGATGCTTCAATGTTGCCAAATAGTAACGTGGCACAAACAGTACCGCGTTATGCCGAAGACGCTTCAATGTTGAGAAATAGTACTAACCCCGCCGATAAAAGTTTGTTGGATAAGTTCATGGCGCAACCGCTTCAAAACCAACTTCTCATGGGAAGTCTTGGACTTCAAGCCCTGCCTGTGGTATCTCAATTAGCCGGTAAATTATTTGGTGGTTCCGGTTCTGGTGT